TTAATGACGATGGAGATTCATCACCAGCAGTTATTACCATGAAATCTACACAGTTAAAGAAAAGTAGAAAGTGGAATTCTATGATGTTAAACGTTAAGTTAAAAGGCAAGAGTGGGTTGTTTACTCCACCGTCTTACAGCCACTTCTACAGATTAAAAGCTGTAAAAGAAAAGAATGACAAAGGTAATTGGCATGGCTGGGAAGTTAGTAGAGAAGAACAAGTTACTGATGCTAATCTTTATCAGATCGCTAAAAGTTTTGCTGAAAGTGTAAACAAAGGTGAACGTAGCGTTAAGTATGAAGAAGAAGTAAACAAGACAGACGTACCATTTTAATCTTGGGGGCGCATGCGCCCCTTTTTTTATTATAATTTATGGAAGATAGAGTTAAGAAATTTAAGAATATATTTTACGGTTTAGACAGAGCCTATGGTCAATTTAAAAGTGATGGAGGTATTGAAAATGGAAAAGCCTCTGGTAAAGCTTTTATATTAAAACAACCTGTAACAGATCAACTATGGATAGACCACATAGAAGGTAAAG